TCTCAAAAAATAATTATGATATTCCTGAACAAAGTCTTCGTTATGAAGTGGGTCAACCTATGGGTGCATTATCTTCTTGAGCTATGTTAAATTTAACTCATCATATGATGATTCAATTTATCGCGCAATCATTAGGAAAAGTACCAAAAGGAGTTTGATATGATCAATACATCATTTTAGGTGATGATCTAGTTTTGTTTGATAAAGGTATTGCTTCTCGATATCAATCGTTCTGTGAACAGATTGGTGTCGGAATCAATTTATCTAAATCAATTATAGCTGAATCTAGACCTGTATTGGAATTTGCGAAACGTACTTCCTTAAATGGAATAGATGTTTCAGCTTTATCGTTTAAAGAATTATTATCAGCTGATAATTTCTTTGGGCGGTTAGCTGTTACAACTCGTTTAGTTAATAACCAATGGGCCTCGGATTTGTGGAAACTTTTGCTAATTGGTAGTCGTCGATCGACAGATAAAACTGTGGATCGGATCTACCCTTTAGTAGGTTTTGCCACTCAACTATTCCAAAACGGGATAATCAAAATGGAAGATGTATTGTCGATCATTACTGATAAAGATAAGCCTCTAAGTTTCTTCGGTCGAAATATCAACTGAATGAAACCGGGCTTAATCTCTAAAGTAGTTAAAAATTATCTGTTAACTAAGAAATGGGATTTAACTCCTATTCCAAAGAAAGATAGGTTTTTCGCGTCAACTAATATTCTTACGTTTAAACTAATTCTTATTCATAGAATCCAAGATTCTATAAGGAGAATATTTAAACTTAATCAATTAGCTAATCGGATTTCTATCTTGGATAAGATTATAACATCAGATGATCTGGAATCTTTTTACAAATCTAGAACAGATAAGAATTTATCTCTAGAATTAGAAAAGGATATCACTGAGAGATCATATTGATTAGATCCTGACTTTAAAAAATTTAAAGATCAGTTTATAACAATACAAACTTTTAGTAATATATTTTTTAATAATAGAAATGGTACTTATCCTGATCTTAATTTATTAAGATTAGGGCTAGATATTGACGATTCGTATGATACTCATAGGAGATTATGATCTAGTAAATATAGTTTAATATATTTATCAGAATTTGAACAAGATAAAAGAAAATTTCTCAAATCTAAAAAGTTTTTAGATTTGGAATTAGACCTTTTCTTGAAACATCATAATGAACTTCTGAGTGAGCAGATGAACTTAGAATTCCACAAAGTAAAACCTGAACTTAATAAAGAGAGATTAGATAATCCTCTTAAAGTTCTCGATTTTATTAAGGAGATTCACAACCCACTTTACTCAAATAATTTTGAGTTTGTGAAGTTTGAGAATCAGTTCTTCGATTCTGAAGCTTTTAACGAAGTTACCAGAGGTTTTAAACCTGTGTTTGACTTTGCAAAAAAACCTGGAATCAAGATCACTTTTAAATAGTGCCTTGTCTTTGTAAACTCTTTATATCAGTAAGATTATTGATATAAGGATTTTCTGAGATAGAAAGGGACTGGAAAATTATATATTTCTATATAGGATGCCAG